GTGTTATTTGTACACCCGCGAAATTGAAAACAAAAAGTGTAAACAAAAAATAAAGATAAAATGAAAACAAAATGACGAAAGGAAGAAAGCCAAATCCGAATAACCTTAGATTGCTAAGAGGGAATCCGGGAAAGCGCAGTGATTCTAAAGAAACGGTTCAAATGGATTGCCCAAAAAAAGCACCTGCCGCACCTACTTATTTGAATGAGATTGCGCGAAAAGAATGGAAACGAATTGCGCCTGAATTAGTAAAAAACGGCATCTTATCCATATGTGATTACCCTATCTTAGAGGCTTATTGCAGTGTTTATGCGGATATGGTTGAAGCTCAGAAAGTCATTGATGACGAAGGACGTTATTACGAATCAGAAACAAAGGACGGTGGCAAGATGAAAAGAAAGCATCCTGCAGTGGCTGATTTAAACGAAGCAACCAAACTACTTCGATCACTCGCAAGTGAAATAGGACTTACTCCGGCATCAAGATCGCGTGTTGGCGGCGGATCAAAAAAACCGGAAGGTAGTGCGTTTGGGAATTTCTTGAACAATGGCAAAAAGAAAGAGTGAACATCCCACCACTGAATATGCAAAAAAGGTGGTGGCTGGAGATATACCGGCAGGAGAATTAGTTACACTCGCATGTCAAAGACATCTTAATGATTTAAAGAATGGTAAGAAACGAAGTGGCATCTATTTTGATGAAGCCGCTGCGGATCATGCCATAGATTTTTTTGGTTTTCTAAAACATTCAAAAGGTGAATGGGCAGGAAAGACATTTGTTTTAGAGTTGTGGCAAAAGTTTATTGTTGGCTCGTTGTTTGGATGGAAACGCGCTGATGGTCTTCGCCGTTTTAGAACAGCGTATAATGAGATACCACGTAAGAACGGCAAATCAACATTAGCTCCTGGCGTTGCACTTTATTTGATGCTTGCTGATGGTGAGGCAGGTGCCGAGGTCTATTCGGTTGCTACTAAAAAAGACCAGGCAAAGATTGTCTGGACGGAAGCAAAGCGGATGGTGTTATCGTCATCCGATCTAAGAGAATATATTGATATTTTCGCTAATAATATTTCTGTTGAAGCGTCGAACTCTAAATTCGAGCCGCTTGGTGCAGATGAAAATACACTGGATGGCTTGAACCCACATGGGGTTATCAGTGATGAGCTCCACGCACATAAGTCGCGTGGTGTAGTTGATGTGATGGAAACCGCAACCGGTGCAAGGCGTGAACCTCTAACATTTGAGATCACCACTTCTGGTTATGATCGTCATAGCATTTGTTATGAGCATCACGAATATAGCAGGAAAGTGCTCAATGGTATCATTGAGGATGATAGCTGGTTTGCACTTATCTATTCAATCGATAAAGATGACGATTGGACGGATCCTGCAGTATGGGCAAAAGCTAACCCTAACTATGGCGTGTCGGTTAAGCCTGATGATCTAGCCAGATTGTGTGAAAAGGCAAAGCAAATGCCTGGTGCACAAAACTCATTCAAGCGTTTACGTCTGAATGTGTGGACTGAGCAAGCTAACAGATGGCTTGATATGGCATTGTGGGATGGATGCAAAGGGCGTGTTTACCCTGATTTATTGCGCGGCGAGCGTTGTTTTGGTGGATTAGATCTTGCAAGTCGTGAAGATGTTGCCGCCTTAGCGCTCTTTTTTCCTGATGTATGTGCCATGGTGTGGCGACTTTGGGTACCAAAAGAAACAGTAAATGCACGATCGAAACGTGACAACGTGCCTTACGATGTTTGGGTGGAGCAAGGGCACATCAAAGCAACTGAAGGTGATATTATTGATTTTGATGAAATCCGTAGAGACATCAATGAGCTTTACGAGATTTATAATATTGAAGAACTTGCCTACGATAGGTGGAACGCTACACAACTAACAACACAGCTAGAAGGTGATGGCATTACGATGGTGCCTTTTGGTCAGGGCTTTGCAAGCATGTCTGCACCCACCAAATCACTTGGTGCTTTCATTAAGGGTGGTGAGTTTTGCCATGGTGGGCATCCGGTATTACGCTGGATGGCTAGTAATGTGGCAGTAAGAGAAGATCCGGCAGGAAATTTAAAGCCAGATAAATCGAAATCAAAAGATAAAATTGATGGCATTGTGGCCAGCGTCATGGCTATTGGTCGTGCTGAATTGCATGGTAGTGGGCGCTCTGTTTATGAAGATAGAGGTTTGTTGATATTATGAAATTTTGGCCTTTTTCTACAAAGCGGTCGTCAAAAGTAAGTGTTGGCCATCCAAGAGATCCAGCGCTTAGGTGGTTGTTTGGTATTAGAAATACTGCTTCAGGTATTCATGTTGATGCAGAAACAGTCATGCGTTTAAATGCTGTGCATGCTTGTGTTCGCGTATTGTCGGAAGATATTTCAACGCTTCCTGTTGGGCTATACCGCGAACTTGAAGATGGAAGTAAGCAGAAAATAAAAAGCCACCCCATCAAAGCGATTTTAAGAAACCCTAATAAATTGCAAACACGTGTTAAGTTCTTTTCCATGATGTTGGGGCATTTTCTTTTACGCGGGAATGCGTATGCAGAGAAAATTTATCTCAATAATGGTAGGGTGGGCGAGTTGATGCCATTGCATCCAGACCGTGTGACACCGTTCTTTGCGCCTGATGGAACTATTGCATATGTATATCGCGCTAAAAACAACACTGAGCGTATTATTTTAAATAGTGAAATGCATCACTTTTCTGATTTATCTAGTGATGTACTGATTGGTGAATCAAGAATTGACATTGCCAGAGAAGCATTAGGCCATGCGATGGCAACGGAAGAATATGGTGCGCGTATATTTTCAAACGGTGCAGTGCCAGGTGCGGTGTTAAAGCACCCTGCAAAACTTTCAAAAGATGCTTCTGATCGTATTTTAAAATCATGGGAAAGAAGGCATAGTGGCGTTGATAATTCACATCGTCCTGCAATTCTTGAAGAAGGCATGAGTTACGAAAAGATTGGTATCACGGCTCAAGATGCGCAATTTTTAGAAAGCAGAAAGTTTAACCGTTCAGAGATTTGTGGAATTTTTCGTGTGCCGCCACATAAGATTGCAGATTTAGATCGTTCAACTTTTTCTAATATTGAGCATCAATCTATTAATTATGTATCGGATGCGATTCGCCCAATTGTGGTGAATTGGGAAGAACAATTAGCACGTGATCTGTTGTTAGAAAGTGAAAGAAAGCAAGATTATTATTTTTCATTTAACCTTGAGGGATTGTTGCGTGGCGATATTAAAACTCGTTACGAAGCCTACGCAATTGGCCGTGATCGTGGTTGGCTTAATGCTGATGATATACGCAAAAAAGAAGATATGAATCCACTGCCAGATGGTCAGGGGCAAATCTATCTAGTGCCACTTAATATGGTGCCAGCAGATCAAGTTGCAAATGGTACACAAACCAATTCAGATCCAGAAGAAGAACCAAAACAAACAGGAAGCGAATCATGAAGAATTTCGAGCGTAGGCATTTTGTCTTACAGAATCTTGAGGTAAGAGCAAGCGAAGAAAATGGTGCAAAAATTGTTGGTTATGCTGCTGTTTTTAATTCACTGAGTGAAAATCTTGGTGGTTTTAGAGAGAAGATTGAGCCAGGTGCGTTTAAAGAATCAATTAAAACAGCTGATGTAAGAGCATTGTTTAATCATGATCCTAATTTCGTATTGGGCAGAACCTTATCTGGCACTTTATTACTCTCTGAAGATGATAAAGGATTGGCGATTGAAATTTCACCTCCTGATACTCAAGCTGCACGTGACCTTATGACCTCGATGCAGCGCGGCGATATTTCGCAAATGTCGTTCGGTTTTAGAACAAAGACTGATCGATGGGAAACTATTGATGGTGAAAATGTTCGTACTCTGGTTGAGGTGGATATTTTTGATGTTTCACCTGTGACATACCCTGCTTATGCAGAAACCGATGCAGCTGTTCGTTCACTGAATAGTTGGAAGGGAGAAGATGAAACCAAGAAAGAAGAACAAAGAGAAATTGAGCTTGAAACGGCAAAACGCAAAGTAAAGCTAGCCAAGCTCTTTTAAGAATTAACAGGCAGGTTACTTACAGCAAACGACCACCATTGTGAGGTGTTCGTAACCACTGCCCATGTCTGTTATCCCAATTTCAAACGCGGGCAACACCATTTTAACCTAATTCCTAATATTTTAAGGAGAATACAATGCCTAGAATTAACGAATTGCGTACTAAACGCCATGAAATAGTTACTGCGCTTGAAGATGTTTCAGCTAAGGCGGAGCAAGAAAAGCGCAATTTCACTGCAGAAGAAGAACAAAAGTTCAATGAACTTTTTGATAATGCGGAAAAACTAAAGCATCAGATTGAATGTGAAGAAAAGCGTCAAGAACTTAGTCGTGAAATGGCTTCTAATGCATCTACTAAAGCTGAAAATCGTTCAGATAGTAAAGATGATATAGAAGCACGTGCGACAAAGCAGATTGAAGGCTTCCGTAAATGGATTTCTAGTGGCCGTATGATTGGTGATGAGTGCCAAGAGTTTCGTGCTTTGCAAGCTGATGCTGATACGCAAGGTGGATTTTTAGTAGCGCCAGAGCAATTTGTGCGTGAACTTATTAAAGAAGTGGATGATATGGTTTCTATTCGCCGTCTTGCCACTGTATTTGATGTTCCAAATGCTGATAGTTTAGGTGCGCCATCACTAGATAATGATCCTGCTGATGCTGACTGGACAGCTGAAATTAAAACTGGTTCAGAAGATAGCAATACATCATTTGGTAAGCGTGATTTAAAACCGCATCCAGTAGCTAAACGCATTAAGGCTTCTAATACTTTAATTCGTAAAAGTTTGCTTCCTATTGAGCGTATTATTCGTCAGCGCATGGCATATAAATTTGCTGTAACTGAAGAAAAAGCATTCTTAACAGGTAATGGTTCTAATCAGCCACTAGGTTTATTCACAGCAAGTAATAATGGTATTTCCACTGGCCGTGATGTTAGCACGGGTAACACAGCAAGCGCTGTTACGTGGGATGGCTTGATGGAAGTAATGTACAGTGTGAAAGATCAGTATCGTAGTAATGGTACCTGGCTATTCCACCGTGATGGCTTAAAGCAAATTGCTAAAATTAAAGATGGTGAAAATTTACCAATTTTTGATTTGCGTGCTGGTGAAATTAATGGTCGCCCTTATGTAAGCTCTGAGTATGCGCCAAGCACATTCTCTGCTAGTGCATATGTTGGTTTGTTTGGTGATTTCAAAAATTACTGGATTGCTGATGCATTAAATATGCAAATGCAGCGTCTTGACGAGCTTTATGCTGAAACCAACCAAACTGGCTTTATCGGTCGTAAAGAAACGGATGCTATGCCGGTGCTTGAAGAAGCGTTTGCTCGCGTTAAGCTTTCTGCCTAACAACGATAAGGGAGGCTTTGCCTCCCTTATTATCTAAAGATTAATTTTATAATTCCTGACGGAGTAAAGAACATGAATGTACTAAAAAATATGGAGTTTTTAGAAGTGTTGGCACCTGTAGCTGCTGGCGCTAGTATTGACTCAAATAGTGATATTGTTGATATGGCTGGTTTTGATGGTGTGGTATTTATTACCCCTATTACTGACAGTGTTGATACAGGTGTGGCTACTTTAAATGTAGAACAAAATAGTGCCAATTCTGGCGGTGGTATGGCAGCACTTTCTGGTGCATCAGCTACCGTAACAAGCGGTGCAAACGATGATATTAATGGTCAGTTACTAATTGTTGATGTGTATCGCCCTGAGAAGCAATTTTTGCGTGCTAACCTTACTAGCGCAACAGCAAATATTGCTTACGGCAATACAATTGCAATTAAATACAAGTCAAGCAAATCACCTGTAACACAAGGTGCTACAGTTGCTGCTTCAGCATTGGCGGTTAGCCCAGACGAAGTATAAGATTTGACTGTTGCCGTTTACTAAAGGGGAGCATTCGCGCTCCCCTTTTTTATTAAAAAAAATACGGAGTTTTTCCGATGCAAGTAAAATTAAAATCAACATTAGCAAATGCTAAAGGTTGCTTCAGATCTGGTGAAACAATTGATGAAACTGCTCATGGATTTTCTAGAAAAGAATTGAAAGGTTTAGTTGATTCTGGTTATGCAGAAATCATTAAAGGTGGCTATGAAACTGCTGCAAAAAATCCATCTACTGAAACTGCTGCTATTACAGCTAATGGAAGTAAAGAAGAAGCTGGAACTAATAATCAATCTGCAGATAATGGTGATGAAACCACATCAAACGAAACAGGCGGCTTTACCTTAAAACATGTTGGTGGCGGTTGGTATGATGTGCTGGATGAAGATGGTAATGTTTTCACAGAAAAGCCAGTAAAGAAAGAAGAAGCTGAAGCATTGATTGCAGGTTAATTATTTATGTCTAACGCATTAGTTACCGCACCAGCAGCTGAACCAATCAGTGTTACAGATGCAAAATCACATCTGCGTGTAGTAGGCAGTGATGATGATAGTTATATCACCGCTTTAATTGTTGCGGCGCGTCAATATGCAGAGAACTTTACACGCCGAACATTGATTACACAAACGTGGGATATAAAACTAAATCATTTTCCATGTGATGCGAGGCAGCTAATTGAGCTGCCTTTCTCACCACTCCAATCCGTGACATCGATTAGTTATGTAGATGCGCAAGGAGTAACACAAACATGGGATTCAAGTTTATACATGGTTGATTCTGATGCCGTACCTGCACAGATTGTACCAGTATATGGTGAGGTTTATCCATCTACACGTGACCAAATTAATGCAGTGACTATTAGAATGGTTACTGGTTACGGCGATGCTGGAAGTGATGTGCCGCAAGAAATTATTCAAGCGATGCTTATGCATATTGGTCATCTTTACGAGCATCGTGAATCATACACGCAAGCTGGTGTGGTGACAGCGGTGCCGATGGCAACCGACACTCTATTATATCCTTATCGTGATTTCAGGTTTTAGAAATGCAAGCTGGTCGCCTAGATAGAAAAATTATTATTCAAACCACCACGCAGGGTCAAACCGATGCGGGTGAGGTTACAGATAGTTGGAGCACACATGCTACGATATGGGCAAATGTGAGACAGGTTGCTGGACGCGAGCCTTTTAGGGGTGAGCGTGAAATTGCACAAGCCGATGCAATATTTAAAATTCGCTATCTTTCAACAGTGACACCAAAAATGCGGATTTCCTATAATGGTTTAATTTATAACATCATTTCTATTAATGAATTAGGCAGGCGTGAAGGATTAGAAATCATGGCTCAGGCAACGGTTTCATAATGGGAAAAGGTCGCGTAAATGTTTCATTACCGTTGATTCAAACAACGATATTTAAAGATTCTGTGAAGGTTGTATCTGCCGAAGTAAATGAAAAAGGTGACGTGTGCTTTTTGATTGAAAGTGATGCGTTACCAGTAAGCAACGAAGCGCCGTTGCTAAACATGATATGTGAACAAATTACGATTGTTGATTACATTGTTGAGGGTTTTGAAAATGCCGATTGATGTAAAGAAGATAGAACTTAAAGGTGCTAAAGAACTAGAAGCGGTGCTTAAAGAGTTGCCAAATAATCTGGCACGCAATGGCTTACGTGGCGGTGTTCGTGCTGCTGCAAAGCTACTGCAAAAATCTGCTAAAGATAATGCACCGGTTGATGATGGTGATTTGCGTGATGGTATTATTATCAAAGAAGATAGGCGTGCACCGGAATCGGTTTCGATGCAGGTGGGAACAAGAAAGGGCATTAGGCATGCCCACCTTGTTGAGTTTGGTACGGTACATATGAAGCCACAACCATTCTTGCGTCCAGCTTTTGATGAAAATGTTGAGAATATATTTCAGGTCATGGGCAATGCCATGGCAAAATCGTTGGCGCGTCAAGCAAAGCGTGCGTCAGGTAAATACTCTAAATCTGGTTTTAACAAATGACTGATATTGCTGATGCGTTAAAAACGCGCATGACTAACTATAGCGCTCTAAACAGCGTTGTAAGTGGTCGTATTTATTATGGTAAGTTACCGCAAAAAGTAACTAATCCCTGCATCAATTATTTTCAAGTTTCATCTGTGCCGGTTTCATCGATGGGAAGTGACCATTCGCTGACACGTGCAAGGTTTCAGTTTAATGTTTGGGCAGAAGGTTACACCTCAGCAAATGGCGTTAGATCGGTTGTTAAATTGTTAAAGGAAGCGCTGGCACGATATCGACAGGCGAGTAATCCAGTGATTCAAGACATTTTTATTTTACAGGGCGGGCGTGATCTTTACGAACCAGATTTTAAGCTGGTGGGATCTACCTTAGATTTTGAAGTCATCTATGAGGAAGAATAATTATGGGCATTCAAACACTGAGTAACCAAAAGATATGGTTTGGTGGATACGATATAACCGGCGCAGCGAATGCGATTGGACTTGGTTATGAGCGAGAAGCACAAGACGCTACCACCTTTGGCAATGATACACGCATTAATAAAGCGGGATTGCGAGCTGTGAATGCTTCGATTGAAGGGTATGTGGATCCTATTGTTGATCCAGGTTTTTTATTTGGTAATGTTGGCAATAATACAAATATATTGAGTTTTGCAGATGCCTCTAGTGAAGGCAGTATTGCTTATTTCTTCAAAGCACTTCATTCGTCATATAATCTAGGCGCTCAGGTTGGTGAGTTACATAGCTTTAGTGCAGAAGCAGTTGGTGCTGATAGGTTAATAAGAGGTAATATTTTAGCAAATAAAGAAGATGTAAGCAGTAGTGCAAATAGTGATGCGCAACAGCTAGGTGCTGTTTCTTCTTCTCAGAAAATTTGGGCAGCGCTTCACGTATTAGAAGCGTCTGATTCGGATACATTGGATGTGATGATTGAAAGTGATGCTGCTGATGATTTTTCAGGCAGTGAAACGACACGAATTACATTCGATCAAGTTAATGCCATCGGAAGTCAATTTATGACATTTGATGGCGCAATAACGGATACGTGGTGGCGATCAGATTTTACAATCACCGGCTCGGATCCTTCTTTTTCATTCATCGTTCTAATGGGCATCTTATAAGGAGAAAATACCATGGGTGTACAAGTTTTAACAAATGCATTTGTCAGCATTGGTGGCAATGATATTAGTGATCACGTAAGTAATGTGGCACTTGGTTTTGAAACCGAGGCACAAGATGCAACGGCAATGGGTGATGGTACTAGAATCAATCTTGGTGGTTTAAAGAGCTGGTCACTTGAGATTGAATTTAACCAGGACTTTGCAAATAGTGCAGAAGATGATTTGATTTGGGCGCTGGCAGATGCTGGCGATGCTGTTACTTGCATTGTACGACCAGATTCAGGGAGTGTAAGCACGAGCAATCCTAACTATTCAGGTAGTGGTTTAATTACTACTTATAATCCGTTTGGAAATGGTGTGGGTGATACCGCAAAGGCTTCTCTTTCTATCGTATCTGCTGGAACGCTTACTCGTGCAGAAAGTTAATTACTTAACTTATTGCTATTTTACAACGTGGCTTTGGCTGCGTTTTTTTATGTCTAAAATCTAAAGGTAAACCATGACTAAAGAAGCACAACTACTCACCAAACAGCAAATTTTATCTGCTAATGATCTGCCCTCTGAAATTGTTGATGTGCCCGAATGGGGTGGAAAAGTAAAGGTAAGAACACTCACAGGATTAGAGCGTGATGCGTTAGAGCAAAAAATAATTGCCGGTGCAAAGAACACTCGCGCTCTTGCCGTTTCATTTGCAGTAGTGGACAGCGAAGGCAACCGACTATTCACGAATGAAGAAGCTGAGGCGCTTGGCAAAAAGAGTTCTAAAGCATTGGATCGTTTATTTTGGATTGCTAATAAGTTGAATAAATTAAACGATGAAGAAACAACAATAAAAAACTAATACGGCGGCCTAGCCGCCGGTTCTATTTTGACTTGGCATTAAAGCTTGGCATGACGGTGCATGAAATGTTGTCGCGTATCGATAGTGCAGAAATAGCCGAGTGGCGTGCCTATTTTAAACTTAAATATAACGAAGCCAGAGAAGAAACGGATAAGCAAAATTTAATTGCGCGTGCGGAAGCAAACTTAAAAAAGAGGTAAAGAAAGTGGCAATAAAAATCGGCACGATGGCAGTTGATTTGAAAGCAAACAGCGCTTCCTTTACCAAGAATATTGGCAAGGCTGAGAAGTCATTAAAAGCTAGTTCTACTAAGATGAACCGTTTTTTAGGTGATGTTAATCGCGGTTTTAATCGCACAAAAGGTGCTGTTTCTGGCCTTGCAGGAAGCTTGCTAAATCTACCTGCAGGGGTTGGTTTGGCTGCTGGTGCTGCCGGTTTAGGGTTGTTGATTAAAAGCTCAATCGAAGCCGCCGATGCCATTGCTAAGACCTCGGATTCTATCGGGATTTCTACGGCTAAACTGCAAGAATACCGCTTTGCTGCAAGCCAGTCTGGTGTGAGTACGGAGGCGTTTGATAAAGCGTTACAGGGTTTTGCCAAACGTGTAGGTGAGGCGCAAGCTGGTACCGGTTCGTTGATTACGGTATTAAAGAAAGTTGATCCATCGCTCCTGGCTAACATACAAAATGCAAAGTCTACCGATGAAGCTTATCGCTTAATGACAGATGCGATTGCAAACACTGAAGATGCTACGCTTAAAGCTGCACTTGCAAATGCCGCATTTGGTCGCACTGGCGTGGACATGGTGAATCTGATGAACCAAGGCGTTGCAGGATTAGATGTTTTTTCTGCAAAAGCACGTGAGCTTGGATTAGTGATTGATGAATCCCTATTAAGAAATTCTGAAAAAGCCAATGATCAGTTAGATATTCTATCACGCGTTTTAAGCACCAAAGTTACTGCTGCTGTAGTAGAACTTGCACCTGAGATTTCAAAACTATCACAAAGTTTTGTGGATATGATTCCAAAGATTACAGAAGCATTAAAATGGGTGAATGCGCTTGGTACTGGTTTGGGCAACTTCTTTGGAGCTGCTCGTGATGGGTTTGCATCTGTTGGTATTAAAGCATCAGAAATGTTTGGTGTTATTGATAGCGATACATCAAAAGAAGCGTTTAAAATCATGGAGGAGCGAGCAAAGGGAATCGCTAACGAATTTGAAAGGGCAAAGAATAATGCTGCATCAGTATCTAAAGCATTGCCTAGCCCTTCGGCACCTAGTGGTGGCATAGATTTAGAATCTATTAAAGAACAACAAGAATTAATGAAGCGTGGTGAAAGTATTACACAATCAGTGCGCACACCGCTTGAAGAATATCAAGCCAATGTTGTTGAATTGAACGAGTTACAGAAGCAAGGTGCAATCACTCAAGATACCTATAATCGCGCCATTGAGAATGCAGGCAATGCACTTGATATTCAGAGTGAAAAACAACGGGAAGCAGCTGCTTCGGGTAATGATCTTAAAAGTGTCATTGATAGTGTTTCAGAGCAAGCGATTAATGGTCAAATCAAATCATGGAAAGACCTTGGCAATGTGGCGGTGGATGTTCTGCAAAATATTATTCAGCAGCAATTAAATGCCAAGAATGCAATTGGTGGCGGAGGTGGCGGCGGATTAGGTGGGTTGATTAGTGCCGGCATAAGTGCGGCAGGAAGTTACTTTAGTGGTGGAACCACAGCTGGTGTTCCTGCTTTTGCAAGAGGTGGATCATTTGAGGTGGGAGGTAAGCCAGGTACCGATAATGTACCAGTGTCTTTTATGGCAAGCGCAGGTGAGCGGGTGACAGTAGAAACACCAGCACAGCAGCGTTCAGGGTCATCATCTGGCGGAAGTATTGTTTATAATATTGATGCGCGTGGTGCTGAAGCAGGTGTTGAGCGACGTATTATGGATGCATTAAAGCGAGTGGATTCATCGATTGAAGGGCGTGCCGTAAAAGCAGTGCAGAACAAGAATCAGCGCAACCCTTCATATTTAAGGGCATAAGATGACAATTACCTATCCATTAACATTGCCAACTGTAACAGGTATTAAAAGCATCGTGCTTGCTGGCCATTCGGTAGTTGCTGCATCTCGTAGCCCATTCACTGGTCAGCAGCAGATTCAAAAACATCCTGGTCAATGGTGGGAAGCGCAAGTGACACTTCCTATGATGACGCGTGAAGAAGCTGAAGAATGGGTTGCGTTTTTTTTGAGACTCGATGGAAAATATGGCACGTTTTTGATGGGTGATCCCGCAGGTGAAACACCACGTGGACTTGCTACAGGTACACCACTTGTGAAAGGCGCTAGCCAAACAGGTAATGCATTGGAAACCGATGGGTGGGACACTAGCCAAACCAACATTTTAAAAGCTGGTGATTATTTTAGTTTGGGCAGTGGAAGCGCAACACGGTTGCATAAGGTTTTAGAAGATACGGATAGTGATGGATCGGGTGATGCAACATTGACGATTTGGCCTAATTTGAGAACTTCGCCAGGCGATAACGATCCATTGACATTATCTGCTGCTAAAGGACGCTGGCGTTTATCTGAAAACAGCATTCCTTTTTCTATTAATGAGGCGATGCATTATGAAGTATCGTTTAGTTGCTCAGAGGCATTTTAATGGCGCGTAGTTTAACAAGTGGCATGGTGACGGAAGTTACCGCTGAATCACTGATGCCAATTATCTTGGTCAAACTTGAGTTTGATTCAGGCGATCTTAATTTGTGGAATGGTATTGGCACCATCAGCTACGACAGTGAAACTTATAATGGTGCGGGTGGATTGATTGCCATCAGCGAGATTATGGAAACAGAAGTGCTAGAAGCAGCTGGTTTAACGTTAAGCTTGAGTGGCGTGCCTTCGGAAATTCTTTCATATGCTCTATCGGAAGATTATCAGGGGCGCATAGCCAATGTGTGGTTTGCCGCACTTAATACTAGCTTTAACTTGATTGTTGATCCTTACCAGCATTTTAAAGGTGCCATCGATACGATGAGCATCGATGAAGGAGCGGATAACTGCAATATTTCACTTTCTATTGAAAATGATCTTATCGATTTTCGCAGAGCGATTATTAGAAACTGGACACCAGAAGACCAAGCAATCACCTATCCAGATGATACGGCGTTTGATTTTGCAGCGGGACTTCAAAATAAAGAAATTGTATGGGGTAAAAATTAATGCGATTTGATGATTGGCAGAAGAAACTGGGTGAAGTGATTCGCGCAGCTGCTGGAAAACCATTTGAGTGGGGCAACCACGATTGTGCGTTATTTGCATGTAATGCCGTTCTTGCCATGACAGGTGAAGATCCTGCCAAATCATTTCGCGGTAAATATAAAACCAAGCGTGGTGCTTATGGTGCATTGAAGCGTTTTGCAGGTGGAGGTTTGAAAGAAACATTTAGGAAACTTGCAAAGCAGTTTGGATTTATTGAGTTAGATAATGCTGCTTTTGCTAAGCGTGGCGATGTAGTGTTGATTGGTACACCAGATGGCGATGCACTTGCTGTTGTTGATTTGACGGGTCGTCATTGTTTGGTGGTGAGCGAAAAAGGACTAATCACCAAGCCTTTATCATTAGCAACTATTGCTTGGACGATTGATTAATGCCTGCTGCTATTCCCGTTATTATTGCTGCTGCGGCAACAACTGCTGGTGCTGTAACTGCAGGCTACGCGCTTTCAACAGCGCTTGTACTTGGTGCTTTGAGTGCAGCTGCAACTTTATTACAGACTGCATTTGCTCCAAAATCAAAGACTCCACAATTTGATTTTAGGGCAGAGGGAAGTTCGCGCACGATTCAGGTGAAGGAGTCTTCTACTGAGTGGCGTGTGGTTTATGGTGAGGCGCGTATTTCAGGTGCTATTAAATTTTGGGAAACAACGAATAGCAATAAATATCACCATGTGGTGATTGTACTTGCCGCACATGAATGTGAAGAAATAGGAACCATCTACTTTAATGGTGAGCCAATTCATAGTGAGCAAATTAATGGTTCAGGCAATGTTACCAGTGGAAAATATAGCGGCAAAGTTAGAGTTAAAAAACATTTAGGAACTGCTAGCCAAGCCGCCGATAGCGATTTAATCAATGACGTTTCAATTGTGGATAGTAACTTCCGCTTTCGTGGACATACTTACTTATATATTCGCTTTGAAGCAGATACGGAAGTATTTCCAACCGGCTTGCCATTGGTTGAGGCGGAAGTAAAAGGCGTAAAAACATATGATACGCGCACCAGTACTACTTACTGGACACCAAACCCTGCCTTATGTATCCGTGACTTTTTCACCGACGAAACAGGGTATGGTGTTGCGAGTGCGACTGATCGTATTAATGATAGCTATGTGACATCAGAAGCAAATATCTGCGATGAATTTGTGACGACAAAGAGCGTTGCACATACAGTTGATAACGTTAGTGCAAGCAGTGATTATTTAGCGTTAGATGCAGAGGTGCTGGAATTTCAAACAGGCGACCGTGTGCAAGCGACCACCAGCGGCACGCTACCAACTGGCATCAGCCTTGCGACCAACTATTATGTGATTTGTCGCCATCGTGAAGCGGGTGAAAGTGGCGAAGTACAAATTCAACTTGCAAGTAGTTATACAAATGCGCTAGCAGCTACAGCGGTCAATATTACCAGTTCAGGTTCTGGCACACATACTATTACTAAAAATGCTGAGCCACGCTACACCTGTAATGGTGTGCTTTATATTAATAAAGAGTGGAATGAGCTGATTGTGCCTTTGCTTTCAAGTATGGGTGGCACATTCTTTCCAGTCGGTTCACAATGGGTGATGCTAGCAGCTGCTTATCGCACGCCAACGGTTGCCTATGATGAATCAGATTTGCGTGATCGTATTGCTGTGCAAACACGCCATAGCCGTAGTAAACGATTTAATAGCGTGCGTGGTCAGTATGTATCGCCACTAAACTTTGGCCAGCCTACGGATTATCCTGTGGTTTCTGTTTCTTCTTATGTCACTGCAGATGGCGACGATGTGATATATGAGCAGTTTGATACGCCTTTTACTTCGCGCTCAAATACGGCTCAGCGCCTTGCGCAGATTAAGATTAATCAGCATCGGCGTGAAATTACAGCAGAAGCAAAGTTAAAAATTACTGGCATGCAATCGCAAGCGGGTGATGTGGTTGAATTTAGTAATGATCGTTTTGGATGGGAAGATAAAAGTTTTGAAGTAGTTAGCCATACATTATTAAGTTTTGAAGATGATAATGGTGATCCGGCATGGGGCTGTGATTTTACATTGCGTGAAACTGATTCTGATGTTTATAGCTTTACAGCATCGAGCGATGAAACGGCAGTATCGCCAGCACCCACAACTACATTGCCTGATGCTAGCACGGTTATTCCACCAACTGATTTAACATTGGCAAGTGGCACTGCTTATCTCTATCGCAAGAAAGATGGTACCGTTGTTACGCGTATCTATGCTAGCTGGACAGCATCGGTTGATTTTTATGTGCGCAGCTATGAAGTGCAAATGAAACGCTCAGCTGAAAGTGAATGGGAACCTGCTACCAATCCTGGCGACCAAACATTTGTTTATATCTGGGATGCAGAAGATGGTGATGCATATGACGTGAGAGTGCGTGCAATGAACTCTCTGGGTATTCGCTCTGCATGGGTGACTGCAAGCAATCACACTGTTATTGGTAAAACCACGCCACCTGCGGATGTAGCAGATTTCAGTGCACAGCAAAACGGTAATGTAGTTAATTTTCGTTGGACACAGGTAGCTGATCAGGATCTCTCTGGTTATGAAATTAGATTTTCAAGCAAGGGAAGCTTTGTGTGGGAAGATGCCACTGTGCTTACCAAAGTGACTAAAGGCACGTTGGTTACAAATGGTGCAGTGCCACCTGGTGCGCAAACAGCAGGTGTGAAAGCGGTTGATACGAGTGGAAACCACTCCACCAATGCAACCACATTTGATATTACGGTGCGTAATACGAACGATGTGATTACTGAAGCACAGCAGGATTCACGTTGGTCAGGGTTTCGTACTAATTTGTTGATACATGATGTTTCTGGTCGTCTGGTACCTACTAGTATGGATAGTGATTCAATGGGTGATGATTTCAATATATTTGATAGTTACGTGTATAACCCAGAAACCAGCTGCTATTACGAAGCGCCAGAAATTGACTTAGGATTCACTGCGAATGAGGTGCGTATTTATGCGCAGCCACTCACCGCAGGTGCAGGCGCTGGCGAAGTTGGTAATGCTGATATACAGCTTGCTGTGGCTTATGATGAAGCAGTGATGCCACGTGCGCTGGTGTTGCCAAACCACACCTTGTTTGATGCAGCTACGTTTAGCCGTTCCGGTGATACGGCTACCTATCAGGATTCGCTTTTTAATACTATTGACACACTCGCTAACACCCCGCGTTGGTACTATTACAGCGTGAGCTACTCAGCTTTACTTATAGAAGGGCAGAGAATTAATTATATACGCAATAATACAATGGGCGGTGGAGTTGTTGGAGTTGTTGGAAGCGGTGGGTCGTTGCCAACTAATTGGAGTGCATTTAATCCAGCCAATCTAAATTATGAAGTTATTGAAATATCTTCAAGAGCTGGGAAAGAATATATCAGGTTAAGAATATATGGCACACCAACATCAACAAACACGCTGCAAATTTTCCCAGAAGTGACAACTCGAATAGATGGTTTAGATGGGGAAACATGGACTAATTCGTTTTTCTTATCTTTGGTTGAGGGGAGCCTAACAAATATTAATAATATTGCCTTAGGGATAAATGAATATACTTCTGGTGGTAGTTACGTAGCAGGGGGCAGCTCTCCTGATGTTAAAAATCAATTAACAACAGAATTATTAAGATTTGAAGACACAAGAACTCTTTCAGGTGGTGGCACTGTAGGAAAGGTTAGGGGGCTTCTAAATGTTCGGGTGTTCTCTGGTTTGGCCGTAGATCTAACTTTGGATATTGGCTTGCCACAAGTGGAGGAGGGAGCTTTTGCATCTACTCCTATTAAAACCTCTGGTACAGAGGAAACAAGAAGCGATGAAAGTCTTACATTTGCTGTTTCGGATATAGAAGGATTCAATACAGAAGAATTTGCTGTTCGGATTGAAGCTATGTATCTAGGTGAACTCGATGCGAATACCGGTCGTAGATTATTTGAAGTTAGTAATGGTGCAAGTAGCATCCAAAGAGCGGGTGTGGGCATTCTTAGCGGAGGAAATCTTGGTGCTTATGCTGTTAAAGATGGTGGCGTTGTGTCTGCCATTACAGGCCAGTCTAGCCCTAGCTCAGAAGTACCATATATAATTATTGCATCATTTAAGAAAGATAGTTTTAAAGTGTGTGTTAATGGCGGTGCAATCGGTAAAGATACCACTGGTGATATGCCAACGGACTTAACACAAATTACCATTTGTAATGCTGGGCTGCTTAATTATCCAGGTTTCGCGTTAATTAAATCAATCAAGCTTTACCCGTTTGAATTTACCGATGATTATATGCAAAGCGGCTCAACAGAAGGTGGAGAAGTGCCTGATGGATTTATAGACTGGTCAGTGGGTACGGTAGATGCACGATATGTGCGCCAGCGTTTAGAACTTACCAATGATGATACGCCAGGATACATTGAGCAGTTCACCGCTGTGGCTGATACAAAAGATCGTGCAGAAAATACTGGCACCGTTACCATTGGTGCGAGTGGTACCACCATCACCTTTGCTGATTATGGCATTGAGCAATTTCACTTAATACCTGATGTGCAGGTTAGCGCAATCGGTTCAAGCGCACTTTTTACGACCTTTGAAAATGTGACCAAAACAAGTGTTGATATCCATGTATTTAATGGTGCCGGCACAGAAGTTGGTGGCGATGTTAATGTTACTTTAAGCGGAGTTTAAGATGACGGCCAATCCATTCACACAGCCTGACTTTACCAGTCAAGGTGGTACAGCGTATAAAACCAATATTGATAATGCAGTGGCAATGCTCAATCGTATTGGTGGCGCATTTAACCCGCAAGCGCAAGATACGCCAGATATGACGATACAAATTGGTGCTGGTGTTATCACGGCTGTTGGAACCATACCAACTGAGGTGACTGCACAAAACACCAGTACCATCACTGCACCTTCATCAGATCCTCGCTATGATATTGTTTATATTGATCAATCGACTGGTGCTGTTGGTGTGGCTACAGGAAGCGAGGCGGCCAGCCCTTCTGATCCCTCCTTGCCAGCTGGAAAGATTGCGATAGCACGTATCAGCTTAACGACTAGCATTACCGAAATTACCAATGCTGATTTAACAGATTTACGTGCAGCCATTCAAGGAGTTGATATTAGTAGCCTCGACTCTGCAACGGCCAGCACTTCTGATGAAATTATGTTTAGTGATGTGGATGATAGTAATTTACTCAAAAAAACAACAATTCAGGCTATTCTTACATTAGCAAAGCAGCAATGTTATCCAGTTGGCTCTTGGTACTTTAATGATAGCGACTCAACAAATCCTGGCACTTTACTTGGATTTGGTACGTGGGTGGCTGTCGAAGATGTGATGCCAATAGGTGCAAGTGCTACCTATCCTGCAGGAAGCGAAGGTGGTTCTGCTACTACTACACAAATAGAAAGCACCATGGCTAACCACGGTCATACTAGTGGCGCTAGCTCCAGTTCAATTGGAAGGTCCTCTAATAGTACTTCATCAGGAGCTACCACTAGTGCTGGTGTGGTAAATAATATCAATACAGGTACTGGATCTGCTGGTGGCGGATCTGCAATGGCTACCATTTCACCTTATCGAGCGGCATATACATGGAGGAGAACAGCATAATGAGAGTTACAATTATTCCGTCTGACAATAGAGTTATTATTGGTGAGAAAAGCATTAAGTTTGACCTTTCATCATTTGAAATCGATTCCAATTACCATGCCATTCAATGGGATGGCGCGAAGGGTATTATTGAAACCAAAGAGGGAAAAAATATCAAGCTTACAAGCTTAGATGAATTTGAGCCGATCCTAAATGAACATGCCAATCGTGTTGCGGCAGAAGCGGCCTTATTAGAAGCTGAAGAAGCGGCTAGCATTCCCTTGCATAAAAAGACATACCGTGAACAGCGAGTGGCGGAAGGTATTACCATTTCTGGTGTAACGGTTGCAACCGATAATGTATCTCAGCAGCGCTTAATAGCAATTCGCGTATTGGCTAAAGAGGATGACAATTACACGGTGAATTGGAAAACAGAAAATGGCTTTCAGACACTTAATGCTAGCCAGATCATAGCTGTTGCTGATGCCGTGCGCACACATGTGCAGCAGTGTTTTGATGCAGAGGCTGCCATTGCCGATATTACCTACAATTCGAAGGCAGAAGTAGAAAAGGCATTTGATGCGGCTTATGTAGGGGAATAGTTTTCCCAATGCATCCTTCTAACTTTTAAAGAGAATAAGTTTTAGCCCCGCTCACAGTGGGGTTTTTTATTGCCTAAATTCAACAACAAGCAATATGGGAACTGCTTATGACTCCCCCTAAATATGATCCTACGATTACTTTTGGAAATGTATTAACCATCTTTGGGGGTACGTTCTTTGCCCTCACATTAGCAATAGGAATTAGCGTTGCCTGGGCAAAGCAGGGGAAGGAAATAGAATCATTAAAAGAGCGAGTGATGAAGAACGAAAATAGCCGCCAAAGAATATCGGAAATAAAAGAAGATATTGCTGGAATGAAGCAGCTGCAGGTGAATCAGCAAGAAACATTAAATCGCATATTGAATAATTTAGAAAGGAGAAACTGATGCTTACAATACTTGCCTCACTGTTAGGGTTTTTTACCTCCGCCATACCTGATGTTTTGGCTTTCTTTAAGCAGAAGCAGGATCATAAACAAGAGCTTGATATCATGGACAAGCAGCTGCAGGCAAAGCGCGAATCGGCAGGGCAGAAGCTTCAGCAGATAAATGTGCAGGCCGACATCGAAGAAACCCGCACTATCTATAAAACCTATAACACGGGCGTGAAATGGGTGGATGCCTATAACGGCACCGTGCGGCCAACCATCGCTTATGCGTTTTTCATTCTCTATGCAGTAGTAAAGGGGCTTATCTATGTTTCACTACCTGACTCAGTTCCTATCGAAGATATCAAAACCATTCTTTGGACACAGGAAGATGCCGCCATATTTGCTGGCATCATCAGCTTCTACTTTGGACAACGAGCAATGGCAAAGCTTCGCCGTGCCTAATCAATGCAATCAAGCAGGAATTGACCTTATCAAGAAGTTTGAAGGTTTTATTCCGCATGTATATTTATGCGCTGGTGGATATCCGACTATTGGCTATGGGCATTTACTGAAAGAGGGTGAATCATTTGAACATGATATTACTGAAGAGCAAGCGGAAGCTTTGTTGCGTGATGATATTGCAGTGGCGGAACGTGCTGTGCGTAATTTGATTGCGGTGCCATTAAATAGCAATCAATTCTCTGCATTGGTATCATTCACCTTTAATCTTGGAAGCGGTGCATTGCAGGCAAGCACTCTGCGCAAAAGGGTGAATGCAAAACATTATGATGATGTGCCTTACCAGCTGCAGCGATGGTGTTATGCTGGTGGAGTAAAATTAAATGGACTTATTAAACGCCGTGAAGCTGAGGCGGCACTTTGGTGTAAAGCATGAAAGCAATCTGGCATTATATACCGAGCATCCCAACATGGATAAGTAGAAAAACGCTTGCTGTTGCGGGGACAATCTTAGCAAGCGTTTCACTATTCTTTATGATATTTGGATAAGAAACTTAAAATTTCTTTCCATTCGCCAGGGCGCGGTTTTCTGGTTTGTGGTCGGCACGTTTTGCATTGAATGCTATTTTCTCTTGAATGGCTCCTGCCAGATCAAGATTAAAACGTTTGGCGTAACGCGATGCTATTCCAAGTGCCAATTCATAATAAGATCGTGTGATGGCATCTACCATTTCAAAAAGCAATACAGCGCGGTTATCGCTCCTGGCAACATCTTGTGATTCTGCGTAGCTTATGTAGCTTTCAACACAGAATGGAGCTGCTGTACCACCTAAAAAATCACACACACGGATGACATAATCAGCAAGCTCTACTTCCTCCATTTTGCGGTGTGATAGCTTGTCATCCATTAGATCCTTGCGAAGACCTTCCATAGCCTCTGATAATTCACTAATGATTAACATTTTCAATTGTCGCTTATCTCTCTTAAGCGGTTCACCAGTGTTGATGTCGTGCCACCAGCCACCAGCTTTTGCTGCACCGTGGCATTGTTGAATTAAGTCAGCTACATTTAATTGGTAGGTCATCGTAATATTTCCTTTGTATCAATGTTATAGAACCATCTTTTAAAAACTTTTTGTGTTGGGAATCGGTAGCGATTATCAAGAAACCATCTTTCTCCCCCCTCATAAAACATGACGACCGCATGCTGTTGATCGTCTAGAGTAGTGCCTTTTACTTTGTAAGAGGTTATGCCTGCTTTTGTGAGTAGATGCTGTTTATAGGCTGCAATATCAGTGCAGTTTCCACGCTTGGTGGTTTCTATCTCTTGAATTGGGCGAGGGGTATTGCTGTTGTAATATTCGTACTGGATCGTATTGTTAACTTGGCTGTTGATGTCGGTTGCTTGTGCCATCATAGGTGTAGTGCAAGCGCTGGAAATAGTAAGTGCAAAAAGCAATGCCAATAGCTGTGGCAATTTTGCCAAACTCTGAAAATTTGGCTTTTTTGACTCTGAAAATTTTTGTAGGTTTTGGGTTGGTAAGTGGTGAAAGTGACAGCCACAGCACCAAAGAAATGGTGCCGGATATCGGATTTGAACTGATGACCTACCGCTTACAATGCGGGGTTTTGTGTTAAGTTGTGAAACGCTGAAAGCTAAAGCTGATAAGGCTTTTGATGCTATTTTAAGTGCATTATTTTCAGGGTTTTTACATGCTTTTTTTATAGCATTTGTGCAACACTCTTTGAAATTTCTAGCCATTTGTTTTGCCTTTTTTTGCTCTGAACTTTTCTAGTTTAACGATAGCTTTGTCAGCTAATCTT